CGTATGGCTTGACTGCTGTGGCCGGTGCTTCGGTGAAGCTGCAAATCGACAGCGTAATGCTGCTGAACCTGAAAGAGTTCGATGGCGGTAACGACTGGGCTGATGACGTGGAAGAGGGCGGCTACTCCGCTGACGATTCCAGCGAATGGGAAGAAGGCGACGGGGCCGGTTCCCGTGGTCACGCTGAAGAAGAAATCCCGGATCACGATAACGACGGCGACTTCTAACAGTGGCCGCATTCGGTCGCTACGCCGGACCCCGAAGGACTGCAAGTTCCTTTCGGTCAGGTCTGGAAGAGAAGAACAGCGAACTGATGGACAAGCATGGTATCCCTTACACCTTTGAGCAGCACTGGATTAATTACACGATCCCGGCACGAGTCGCTAAGTATCTCCCTGACTTTATCTTGGGTAACGGCATCATCATTGAATGTAAGGGCATATGGGAAGTTGAAGATCGTAAAAAGCACTTGCTGCTGCGCGAACAATACCCACAGCTTGATATTCGACTGGTCTTCTCATCGAGCAAGGCGAAGCTCTACAAGGGCTCACCCACAACTTATGGTGCGTGGTGTGAGAAACACAATATTCAATTCGCAGACAAGCTGGTCCCACTGGCCTGGATGAAGGAGAAGAAGAAACAGATTCCTGACGGGATTCTGAAAGAGAAAGGAGCGTAACTAATGGCTCGTGTCCAATTCAAACAGCGGGAGGTGACAAACCTTATCGTTCTTCATTGCGCAGCTACACGTCCCTCTATGGACATTGGGCTGCGTGAGATTCGTCAGTGGCATGTACAGCAAGGCTGGCTTGACGTTGGCTACCACTACATCATCCGAAGAGATGGCACTGTGGAAACAGGCCGTCCTCACGGTGTCGTAGGGTCCCACGTTAAGGGTCACAACTCTGATTCTGTCGGTGTGTGTCTTGTTGGTGGTGTTGACGACAACTTGAAGCCTCAGAACAACTTCACAGATGCCCAATGGAAAGCCCTGGACCTTTTGGTTTGGGAGACCCTTGTGCCGCTGTATCCCAACGCAACTCTTAAAGGCCATAGAGACCTCGACTCTGGCAAAGCCTGCCCGTCCTTTGACGTGGCCGAATGGGCATTTAAGAGAACCCCTGCGTAATACCCATCAAGCAACTGTAAGGCGGACCTAAAGCGTTCGCTTTAACAGCACTTTCACCTCTTAACTTAGGAGGATTACCTATGTCTGTTAATCGGGCAACTATGCAAGGGGCTTTTGACCTATGTGAATTGTTCCAGAAAGAAGGCGTCCCCAGCATTATCGCAGGCGGTGCAGCCCGAGATCTTTACTTTGGTGTCACTCCTAAAGACATCGACGTGATTATCTGCTGTGACGACAAGCTGTATGCCTCCTCGATTCTTGAAAAGGCAGGGGTCGCGCACTCTGTCATTCACTTCTACAACGAGTCTTCTTCCGACCGAATCATCGGCGTCTTCAAGATCGAGGGCACGAACATTGATGTTTGCCTTTACGACTGCACGGATGTCAGCGAAGCCGTTGATGCTTTCGACTTCAACTTGAACCAGTTCGTTATCTCGGGGATTCATCACGGGATCGACGGGGCACATGTTCGTTTTGTCGGGCAGACCCACTGGTCCACGTTGGCGGCTGTTCGTAAAGACTACTCCCTGAAGCGCTTGGAGAAGATGCAGGCCAAGTTCTTAGACCTCCGCAATCGTCGGGCAACCGGGGAAACCATGGAGGTTCCTGTGGGCGGTGTTAATGGACCGTTCTGAGGATCTACCGGAAAGCGAACTGCTCTACAAAGGACCCTGTACGAACGTCGATGAGTGTTCATCCAGCGATGGCATGGCGACTTACTCAGACGGGCATACCTACTGCTTTGTGTGTCAGCACCACACCCCTGGCGATGGCTCAGAGGGCCACACGACCCGAGCGTCCACCATGCGGGCGAACGGCACTATGGCAATGGGCGATCACCAAGGGCGCTTTCAGGACTTGCCCAAGCGAGGTCTGCAACAGGCCATCTGCAAACAGTACGGATACTGGGTAGGCAAGACCCATAGCGGAAAGAATATTCAGGTCGCTGATTACCGTGACGAACACGGGAACTTGGTAGGCCAGAAGATTCGAGACGCTGACAAGAACTTTTCATCTACAGGCAAGCACGGGGCTGAATGCCTCTTCGGTAAGCACCTGTGGTCGGGCGGCAAGAAGATCATCATCACGGAAGGTGAGATTGATTGCCTGACAGTTGCCCAGTTGCAAGGCGGGAAGTATCCCGTTGTGTCCTTGCCTACAGGCGCCCCGAGTGCCCGTAAAGCCTGCGCGAAGAACTATGAGTACCTCGATACGTTCGACGAAATCATCCTCATGTTCGATATGGATGACGTTGGCCGTGCAGCGGCAATGGATGCTGCTGAGGTACTCCCAGCGGGCAAGGTGAAGATCGCTGTACTCCCCATGAAGGACCCGAACGAATGCGTTATGAACGGCCAAGCAAAGGCCGTCATGGATGCAATGTGGAACGCCGCGCCTTTCGTTCCCGATGGCGTTGTCTCCGCGAAGTCCCTCAAGTCCCGCATCAAGAACAAGCAAGACATCCCACGGATTCCTCTGGCGGGTCCTGCTGAACTGCGCCGTATGACCAAGGATGCACGGGCCGGTGAGCTGCTTATGGTCACTTCCGGGTCAGGCATGGGGAAGTCCACCTTTGTGCGCCAGAACGTCTATAGCTGGTTCCAGCAACACGGCCTCGAAGTAGGCGTTGCGATGCTTGAAGAGTCCGTTGAGGAAACCGTAGAGGACCTCGTGGGCTTGCACATGCGCCGCCGCTATCGACAGAACCCTGACGGTACGACTGAGGAAGAGTTTGACGCTGCCTTTGACGCCATCTTTGAGACGGACAAGCTGTTTCTTTATGACTCTTTCGCGGAGTCCGTAGAAGACCGTTTGATGTCGAAGCTTCACTACATGGTGAAGGGGCAGGGCTGCAAGGTAATCGTGCTGGACCACATCTCTATCGTGGTTTCGGGCATGGATGACAACGGCGATGAGCGAAAGACTATCGACCGCCTTATGACCAAGCTGAAGACCTTCGCCAAGACTAACGACATTCTCATGGTCGTTATCTGCCACCTGAAGAACCCCGAGAAAGGGAAGGCCCACGAAGAAGGCCGTCAGGTTTCCATTACGGACCTTCGTGGTTCCGGCTCTCTACGTCAGCTCAGCGACACCATCATTGCCATGGAGCGTAACCAGCAAGGGGACAACCCGAACGTGGTCACGATCAGGGTCTTGAAGTGCCGCTTTACGGGTGACACAGGCGTAGCTGGATACCTGATTTACAACAAGGAAACCGGATGGCTGGACGAGATGCCCGATGGCTGGAAACCGGACAGTGACGACGCGTGGAAGGACGACATACCTAACGAACCAAACCCCGACTTTTAACCCACTCAAGGAGAACCCTATGACCATTATCAAACTGTACAAATTCGCACTGAAGAAGCTGGCCGCTGCAATGACCAAGGCCTCGAATGCCAAGAAGGCTCAAGCCGACTTTCTTGTTAAGGCCAGCGCAAAGGCGGCTGACGAAGCCCTTGAAGCTGCCAGTGAAAGTAAGCGTCTCACCGAAGAAGCCGCCAAGGTTTCCGCTCTGATCTAAGAGTGACTCAAGGGTCTCCGCTTTGGGGACCCTTCGTTCAACCTTAATTCAAACACCCAACCCGTCACCAATTCCTTTGGAGGATTCACTGTGGACAATCAAAAAGTACGCGCCCACCTGCGCAAAGGTGAACTGGCTGTAAAGCTGCTGGAATCGCTGGGTTATTCCTATGACGACTCAAAGGTCCACCTTCAGCGAGAGCCTCGTTGGATCGCCCCGGCGAAGAGTGAGTTGGAGTTGTTCAAGGAACAGCTTCAAGAACTTCTTACGCCTCCTGAAAAGCGCACCAGTCCTGTACGTGATGGGGCTTCGTTCACTGTGACGTCCCTGCCTCCTGGCCACTACCTTAACGCGTACATGTATCGCCGGTCTGTGTTCACCGTGCAGTCCTCGGAATGGATCGCGCCGGGCTCTGAACAATCCGTAAAGTTGAAAGGGTTTTCCGGCTGGGCAGTTCACTTTGAGATGCGCGGCGCGGGCCATAAGCAAGGCCTTTGGTTGCCGCTGAGCTGCATCAAGGTAACGTCCAATGTTGACTTCTGACATTGAGACAGACGGGCTACTTGAGAACGTCAGCAAGTTTCACTGTGGGGTCAGCAAGGATTATTTCACCGGTGAGGTCTTCGAGTTCGGCCCTGACCAGCTCAAGGAATACATCGCCCAGCTCGAAGCGGAAGCGGCCAAACCGGACGGCCTCGTGGTCTTCCATAACGGGATCAAGTACGACATCCCGGTCCTCGACAAGCTGAAGCGCCAATACTTCGGTAAGCGCCTCAACATCCCCCGCAAGAAGGTCATGGACACCCTTGTCCTGTCCCGACTGATCCACGCGAATCTTAGAGACACAGACGGTGGCTTACTGCGAACCGGGCGACTCCCAGGTAATCGCTTTGGGTCTCATGCATTGGAAGCTTGGGGCTATCGCTTAGGCGAGATGAAAGGGGAGTACACGACCGACTTTAAGGCCCAGTGCCTTGCAGATGGCACAACGTACACGCCGGGTCTCGAATGGAAGCATTGGTCAAAGGCGATGCAGGACTACTGCGTCCAAGACGTTGTGGTAACGACCAAGCTTGTCACCAAGTTGATGTCAGACCCGTATTACTTCCCCGGTGGGCTTGCTCCTAACGGCGAACACTGGATGAAGTCCATCCGTGCGGTTCACCTTGAGCATGACACAGCGTGGGCCCTGGCTCAGATGGAGCGCAACGGTTTCCCGTTCGACTCTGACGGGGCAGAAAGGCTCTACGCGGATCTTGCAGGACAGCGCTCTGACCTTTTGGTCCAGCTCATCAAGACGTTCGGCTCTTGGTATCAACCCAAGGGCGGCAACGAACTGTTCGTGAACCCCAAGACAGGTAAGGCCCTTGAGAAGTGGTCTGACGGTCGCCCAATGCCTCGGGTCAAGTATCCGAAGGTGGGTGGTGTTTACCTCAAAGACGGCAAGAAGAAGGACACGCGGGAGACTTTCGCGGGTGCCCCTTATACGCCTGTCGAGTTCGTAACGTTCAACCCAGCTTCCGGGGCTCACCTCATCAAGGTCCTCAAAGACGCCGGGTGGGAACCGACCGAGTTCACCGATAAGGGCGCCCCAAAGGTTGACGATGAGACGCTTGAAGGCGTGACCGTTGCTGACCCTGACGCCCAAGCGTGCATCGCCTTGGTCCGCGATTACCTGATGATCCAAAAGCGAATCGGGATGTTGGCCGAAGGGGATAACGCTTGGATGCGACTGGTCCATTCGGACGGCTCAATGCATGGCTCTATCAACCCCAATGGGGCTGTTACAGGTCGAGCAACTCACAGCTATCCGAACATGGGCCAGGTCCCAAGTGCCAAGAGTCCTTATGGGCCTGAATGTCGTGCCTTGTTTGGCGCGGTCTTCGCTCGGAAGCGCTTTAAAGGTTGGGAGAACTGCGTGCAGGTTGGCGTGGATGCTTCTGGTCTTGAGCTTCGTTGCTTGGGTCACTTTGGGGCCAAGTACGACGATGGCGCATACGCTGATCAGGTCCTTAACGGTGACGTGCATTGGGCTAACGGGGTGGCTGCTGGCATCTGTCAGGCAACCATTCGGGACAAGGCCAATCACGACCACGACCGTTGGCGGGACATGGCGAAGACGTTCATCTATGCGTTCCTGTATGGAGCTGGTGACGCAAAGATTGGATCAATCGTTGGCGGTGGTGCGAAGCGCGGTAAGGAGCTGAAGAAAGCCTTCTTGGAAGGTACGCCCGTTATTGCTGACCTAAGAGCCGCACTTGAAGACTCCCTAATCTCAGACCAGAAGTGGAATCAAGCCCTTCGCAAGTTTGACATCAAGTGGAAGCGCCGTTGGATCAAGGGCTTGGATGGCCGAAAGATTCATGTTCGCTCACCCCACAGTGCCCTCAACACACTCCTTCAGTCTGCCGGTGCACTCATCTGCAAGGCGTGGGTAGTGGAGACCGAAAGGCTTCTTATGGAAGACCACGGGTTCATCCACGGATGGGATGGCGACTTTTGCTTCATGGCATGGGTCCACGACGAATTACAGATTGCTGCACGCACCCAAGCGATTGGGGAGGTCTGTGTGGCCGCTGCTCAGCAAGCCATCCGCAACGTAGGCGAGTCCTTCGGGTTTCGCTGTGTCCTCGATACAGAAGGAAAGATCGGGCCGACTTGGCGCGAATGTCACTAACCAATCATTAAGGAGGCCCATATGGCTATCACTCTGAACCTGCAACACACCTTCACGACTCGTGTTGTTTACTCATCTAACGACCTCTCTGAAATTCGGGTGAGCTTGCGTAGCGGCCTCGCCGCCAACGACGTAGTACCGGGTAAGGAAGCTCTGGTCAAAAAGGCTCTTGAGGCTACTGATGAAGAGATGGCGTTGCTGCTAACCAAGGCTGGC